GATGCCGCAAAATGGACGTTAATTGTCGATTCAGCCTCTGCTACTACTTCGGCAACAAATGCGGCTACATCGGCAACTGCGGCCGCCACATCGGCAACTGCAAGTGCAACCTCGGCAACCGCATCTGCAACTTCAGCAACTTCGGCTTCAACTTCAGCTTCAACCGCTACTACACAAGCGAGTAATGCAAGTACCTCTGCTACTAATGCTTCTAATTCGGCTACGAGTGCGGCTAGTTCTGCAACTGATGCTACAGGTGCGGTAGGTGCTGTAGCATGGAAGTATACATTTGATAACTCTACATCTATGGCAGACCCCGGCACAGGTGAAGTTCGGCTGGATCATGCTACTCTAGCATCGGTAACTAATATAGCGATTGATGCTACAAGTGCTGATGCTGGCAACCCTGATGTTTCTGACTTAATCGCTTCTATAGACGATGGTACAAACAGTACCCATGAAGGTTATATTTTCGTAAGAAAATCAGGAACTCCGGCTACTTTTATGGCTTATAATGTTACTGGGGCTATTACAGATAATACAGGTTGGTTGCAAATTCCAGTTAGTCATGCGGCTAGTGGAGGCACTTTAAGTAATGCTGACACTCTATATATCTCTTTTGCTAGATCAGGTAATGTAGGTGCAACTGGGGCAACTGGCGCAACTGGTGGTGTCGGAACTGAACTTGCCGATAACGTATTTCGTATTCTTGATAATTCCGATACTAGCAAAAAGATTGCGTTTGAAGCATCAGGTATTTCTGGAAGCACAACAAGAACAATTACAATGCCTAACTCGGATGTTACGCTCGGCACACCGCTTGCGGATACCGTGACGGGCGCAAAAATTGCTGATGATGCAATTGACTCCGAACACTATATTGATGGGTCAATCGACACCGCTCACCTTGCGGCAGATGCGATTACGGGTGCAAAAATAGCAGACGATACTCTTGACAGCGAACACTATATAGCTGGGTCAATCGATTTGGAGCATATGAGTTCTGAAAGTGTAGACGAAGATAATCTACACATATCTAATGCTGGGAGCAATGGAAATTTTTTACAAAAGCAATCAGGTAACTCTGGAGGCTTAACATGGGCTACTGCTGGTGATGCTTCTTTAGCTACGGATCAATCTTGGACGGGAAGCCAACGAGCAACGCTTGTGACGGACAACGATGGATCGTTTGATATGAATGCTGGGCAGAATTTCAAGTGTACTCCTTCAGGTAACTTTACCCTGACTTTTACAAATTTTGCTGACGGTCAATCGGGCTATATTATTTTGGTTAATTCCGGTGGTCATACGGTTGCGTTACACGCCAATTCAAAAGGAGATGCAAACATAGCCTCAACGGTATCAACTGCCGGAACATACATACTTGGCTACATAAGCGATGGAACTAATGCTTATCTTACTAACTCTGCGGTCATGGCATAAATTATGGCAATATTCCATGGGAACGCAATTCCGAGTGGGGCCGAAGATTATACGATAGATTACTCCTGTCGGTTTGATTCGGCAAGTTCAAGCAAATTAAGCAGAACTCCAAGTGGGGCAGGTAATCGCAGAACATACACCATTAGTTTTTGGTTTAAGAGGGGCGTTACTGCTGGAGCGCATATGTACCCATTTGATGCTGATGGAAATGGAGATATATATATTTTAACGTCCTCGGAAAAGCTTGGCAGTCAAGGGTATGGGAGTGGTTACCATACAGCTACGCAGGTTTTGAGAGATATGAGTAATTGGTATCACTTGATTATAGCGGTTGATACTACTCAAGGTTCTGCTTCTAATCGAGTAAAGCATTACCTTAATGGTTCTCAAATAACAGTTTGGGATTCTGACTCACAACCCTCTCAAGATGCCGATTCAGATGTCAATAATACGGTAGCCCATACTATTGGAGGTAAGTCGGGAAGCAATTATTTCGATGGTTATATTGCCGAATTTCATTTGATTGATGGTACAGCCCTTACCCCGTCCTCATTCGGAGAAACAGGAGACTACGGAGAGTGGAAGCCGATTGAATACGAGGGGAGTCACGGCACAAATGGGTTCTACCTAGATTTCAAAAATACTGGTGTTGTTTATGAAACAGGAGATAGAAGGCCTAGTATAACAGTTACCCATAGCGGTCTTACTGTTTCGGGTGGAACAGTTAATGCTATGCTGGATGGTGTTTCTAGTTCTTACGGCTCTTCTGCGTGGTTTGCCGCTTCTGTAAGTTCTGGGGCATATTTAAGATTTGAATTTGATAGCGCAAAAGTAATTACTGAAAACAAGTGGTATCAAAATACTACTCATAGTGGAGCAACTTGGCAATGGCAGGGTAGTAATAATGCTAGTGATTGGACAAATATTGGTTCATCTTTTCAAATGACTTGTAGTGTTGCAAATCAGGGAGAAGTTAATACACAACTAAATGGTAATACAACTGCATATACTTATTATCAAATGCTTTATGTTAGTGGTTCTAATAATGCCAATCCTTATTGGCAAGAAATCGAATTTGCTACTGGAAGCCCTGCCGTAAATGGTCTTGGTACTGATGCAAGTGGAGAAGGCAACCATTTCACTCCAACAAATCTTGCCTCAAGCGATCAGGTGACTGATAGCCCAACTAACAATTTTGCCACGTACGACATTCATACTGCTGGCTCTTTTATTACGTTAAAGGAGGGTAATTTAGAAACGTCTTGGAGTGGTGACGATTCGGGACACGTTATGTCAAATTGGGGTTTTGAATCGGGTAAGTGGTATATAGAAATATTGGCAAAAACTATGAGTACGGCTGATTATCCGTGGATTGGTGTAATGGGTCTTAGGACGTATGATTATCCATCCAATGCTGGATATTCAAGCGGAAGGCAAGTCGGGCAGGCCCCTGATTCAGTAGCTTATTATCCTAATACGGGGAACAAAGTGATTGCAAATTCTTACAGTGCCTACGGGGCTAGTTTTACAGCCGGAGATATTATTGGCATTGCTTTGGATTGCGACAATGGTGCGGTCTATTTTGCAAAAAACGGTGCATGGCAAGCGAGTGGTGACCCTACTAGCGGGGCCAGCAAAACAAATGCGGCTCTCACTTTTACAAGTGGTCAATACCAATATTTAACTTTCAATGTGAGCGAATACCAATCCGTAACGGTTATAAATTTCGGACAGGACGGAACTTTCGCTGGCAACGTAACCGCAGGTGGCAATGCTGATGGAAATGGCTACGGCAATTTTAAATATGCGGTGCCGTCCGGCTATAAAGCCCCTTGCTCGCAAAACCTACCAACACCTGCTGTGATTCCCTCAGAAAATTTCAATGTGGTTCTGTACACAGGAACTGGCTCAACAAATGCCATAACGGGAGTTGGGTTTCAACCTGATTTCGTCTGGATAAAAAACAGATCAAGTGATTATGGGCATCAACTATATGATGCCGTGAGAGGTGTAACCAAAAAACTGCATACTAATAATTCCAATGCAGAAACCACAGACACAACAGCTTTAACGGTTTTTGGTTCAGACGGGTTTACGGTGGTCAGCAATGTAGGAGTGAACAATAATACAAATGCTCATGTTGCATTTTGCTGGAAAGGGGGGAACGCTACTTCGGGAACTGGTGATTTTACTCAAGGATCAATTGCGTCAACTTGTAGTAGAAATGTGAATGCTGGCTTTAGCATTGTGTCTTATACAGGGACAGGCTCAAATGGCACAGTAGGTCATGGTCTAAGCAAGACCCCTGAATTGTTAATAGTTAAAAACAGACCTGACGCTGGGGAGCATTGGCGAGTTGGGTCTATACAGTCTATGGGGTCTTTGGATTTTACCGATTATTTTAAAATGAACTTGGATGGGACTTTCATAGATGAGGCCACAATGTGGAATGATACGGCCCCTACTTCAAGTGTGTTTTCAATAGGAACTGCAAACGGAACTAACATCAGTAGCTCAGCGTATATAGCTTATTTATGGCACAGCGTAGAAGGGTATTCCAAAGTGGGGAGTTATCGAGGGAACGCTTCAACCAATGGGGCTTTTGTCTATACGGGATTCCAAGTTTCGTTTTTATTATTTAAGAAAATCGATGGCAGTTATGGTTGGGTGATGCAAGATACAGCGAGAGATTCTGCGAATCCAATCACACCAGCAGTACTTGCTGATATTGATACCAAGGAGGGCGATACCAGCCCTATTGGTTCTGCTGGTGGAGTAGATTTTTTATCAAACGGGTTTAAACATAGAGACACAGGGGATGGGAGCAATGGATCAGGGAATAAATACCTTTATTTGGCGATAGCGGAATCCCCATTTAAACATTCAAACGCAAGATAGGAGAAAAATATCATGTGGTGTCAAGTATCAGGCGGTGAGGTTATCAGGGTGATACCGCATCCTACATCGTTGACAATAAACTCAACTCAATATCCTCGAAACATTTTTACAATTTGGGAAAAGAGTGAACTCAAAGCTATTGGACTTATGCCTTATAGAGAGGAGCCGGTTAACCAGCGTTATCATCTTACAGGGTCATTGTCTTATAATATTGGTTCCGATGAAGTGGTTGGAACGTATGCTTCCAGTAATAAAGATGTTGCCGGATTAAAAAAAGAAATGGTCAGTCAAACGAAACAAACTGCTTCTGGATTATTGCAGAGGGATGATTGGATGGTGGTCAGAGCCAGCGAGGGCGGGACTGCCGTGCCTGACAATATTAAAACTTATAGGACGGCTGTAAGAAAAGAAAGTAACGACAAGGAAACAGAGATAAATGCCTTGTCTAATCTAGATGCGGTCAAGCTGTACGAAGCAACTCCCTATATTGAAACTAGAAAAGAAGAGAATGTGGATGAAGATGGTAAGGTGACTTATGGAGACAACTACACAAGTGAACTACATCTGAATTTGGTGACCCATTATTTTGCTGATGACCCTACAAAAGCAGATGACCCAGCGTTTGTTTCATTAGTGAAGAAATAAAATTATGAAAAACCTAGCTATTATCTTGAGTTACTGATGATTAGATGGCATATAGCAAAGATTCTCTCTTTAATTATATTATGTTATTGGCTCTATATGTGGGTTAATGGCGCACGTTAAACTACGATGAATGGAAAAAATACTAGAGAACATATGGGGTATCTTTGTAGGTCTAGGGTGGTGGATGCTCAATCGCATGACAACAAAGATAGATGGGTTGGAGAAGGACAAAGCTGATGGTCAGGCTGTATCTAAAAACTCTAGCTTGATCCACGAAACCGATAGAAGAATAGATGAACTACAACATACTACTGTGCCACGGCAAGAGTATAAAGCGGATATAGCTAGTTTGCATATGCGTATTAATGAATTAGAAAAATCTAAAGAGGATAAAGTTACAGATATTAGAGTAGTTGACTCTGGGAATTTAAATAAAAAAAATACAAAGTAGTGTTATGGAGAAGATACAGGAATGGTTTATTGTGCTATGCACTACTCTGGTAGCCTTATCTGCTTGGATTGTGAAAAAACTATGGGGTAGGGTAGATCGTTTAGAGGATCAACTGGCTACACTCAATGCAGAACGTATTACTAAACAGGATTTAGATAAGATCATTAACGTACAGCACCTTATTCTACAAACAATGCTATCTAAGAAAAAGGACTAATGTGGTTATTAATAGCTGTAATTCTTTCTGGAAATCAGGTACAGAGTGTAGAAGTTTTAGAGACTTATATTAATAAAGAGGACTGTCTAAATAGAGGGGAGCAGGCATCAGGTATAGGAATCCCTTTAGGTATGACATTAAACTGTATCCATTTAAAAGGAGTACAAAAAGTATATGCCAAGAGACTACGCAAAGGAGTACCGCACATATCAGGGGAAACCAAAACAGATTAAACGTAGAGCATCACGTAATGCCGCTAGGAAGAAAGTGTTAAATGGTAGGAAGTCTAGTAAAGACGTACATCATAAGGATGGGAACCCTATGAATAACAGTAGGAAGAACTTGCGATTGACCAATAAAAGCAGGAATCGGGCAATAAAATGATCACCCGACTCCTACCATCCAATTCAAAAAATCACCGCTCAAATCAAATTTGAGGGGCTTCTAAGGGGAAATAATTAGGAGGTTGTAACTCTGAAATTGGGATGCAATAAACTTCAGGGCGATTTTTATATCCAAAGTCTGTTAGGTATCTCTCACGCCTAGTCTCTTTACCTTTAATCCAACCTTTAAATTCTGCCTTATACCAATTCTTATTTTTTTCTATATGTATTAATGCGTAGTTATGTTCTATTGGGTCATTCTTTCTGACGATTAGATTAGTATTTTTATTACTACCTACAGTTCTAATCTGCCATGTTTTACCAATGTCTGCTTCTTTAAAAGTATTAACTGTTAATGGGTAGTACACGTTGCATATCTTAGAGAATGCCATCTCTCCTAGTACACCGTATAGGTTATCATGCACATCCCTACCAGCGTAACCATGCTTATCCATAAGTCCTTTCCGTAGAGACTCTGTATGTCTTAGCCCTACTACGTGCATGGCAACTGAAACTTCATACCACGCTAGGATACAAGTAGATTTGTTTATGTCCATAGGCTCCTCCATATTAGTAATTAATACTGGCATCAACTAGAGCTAGAAAACAGGCAAGAGTAAAAACTACTAGATATACTTTATGCCGATTGTCTCTAACTGACCAAAAACTTTCATCTGCTTTTACTCTACGTTTTGTCTTAGGCATGAGTTAAGCCCTCCTTCTAGCTATTTCTATATACTGTTCTAAATCATCTTTAGTAACATCATTATGGTCTGTGACTACCATCTTGCCCTTAGATATAGTTTGGCTCCTACCAGCTTTCATAACGTCTGTAAGCACACGTATAGGCATGGTGATATGTGGCTCTGGTAAAATTTTAGATTTAAGCGCAGTCTTTTCCATCTGCCATAACATATGGTGCCAAGGTATTCTACATTCCCACTCTTTCCATCTGGTCTGTCGATAAATCAGTACAGGTACAGGGTTTAAAACTACCTCTTCATTGAGTTTAGCTTGCTCTCTAGCCTGCTCCCACCATTTATCTACCGTACTCTGTGTAACTTTAGCGTGGTATTTTACTTCGATAAAATAGGTGATCTCATTTAGTGTAATCTTAATATCACAACCCCCATCTCTAGGCGCACCCAACTCTCTTTTAACCTCAGTCTCTAAGTGTTTTTGTAGTAGTTCTGCTACTGCACGTTCACCTCTCTGCCCTTTACTTCTACTGAATTTACTCATGTTTTTTCCCTATCCATTTATTACAGGTTCGACATAGCACAGCAATTCTCTTAGCGGCTCTAACTTTTACCACATCATGTTTAGCCACAATACATGGGTGGCGTTCTTTATTTTCTTTCATAGCGTTTCTCTGGGATAATCTCTACGTGTATCTTTACATACTTATCTTCTTTGGCAGGGAACACCCAATCGTAACCACTACCAGAGTTTGAGCCAGCGTGTATAATCTCCTCACACTCCCTCTTACTCAGGGGTACTGTGATGTGGTAACTCTTATATTGCTCTGCATACTGATCTTCTTTTTCTAACTCCATTAACCTTTTAGTCCAAGCCCTAGCTTTCTCTAGGGTAGCACGTTCATGGTTATCTGTGCTATCTCTGGATATAGAGGAACAAATCATATCCTCTAGTGTGAGTTTGACAAACAATAACATATCTTTCTTATTCATAGATACCCTCCTCATAAGGTAAAATCATTACGACATCCGGGCTATAGCGCATCTCTTTCATAAATTCTTGTGCTTCCGCTTTAGACTCAAATATTTTTACACTACGCCCCTCTACTACGTTGCCATCATCATCCTCCATATATGCTTTAATCTCATTCTTTAACTGATCTTCCTCACTAGTTTGTAGGTAGGAATAGGTAACGCACTCCTCTCCCTGATGATCTTCGTGTAGGCACTCTCTAGCAAGTACATATCTCATTACTTTATTTCCTCCTTAATTGAGATGGTCTGTGTAGCACCATTAAAATTAATAATAAACTTACAGGCTTCCCCATTTCTGTTTTTCTCTAGCGACATAATGCGTTCTTCTTCACGGTTGATATACAGGTTGATAAAACAATCGCATATCCTACTCAGTTCCAGAGTACCAGCGACCCTACCTAGTCCACCAGCCTGACCCATACCGTTATTATATCCTTCTCTGTTTTGCTGTGCGACTACAATTAAGTGTACGCCTAGTCTAGTGGTGACATTCTTTAACTCCTTAACGTACTTAGAGAGCTTCATCCAATGATCCATATTGTGTTCCTCACGTTCACTAGCTATCTCACCTAAATGATCTATGACTACGATCTTCACGTTGTTACAGGTAACGTGTTCCTGTATTAATGCCATCGTTACCGATAGAGTTTTAGGCTCATTGTTGGTAAGGATAATGTTCTTCTTCTCTAAGAATGTATCTCTAGCTTGGGTAAACCTAGCCGCATTTTCCTTAGTGATAAATCTACGCTTGTATATTTCATCGTATGTAACGCCAGAAGCTATGGCTAATACTCTACGTGCCAACTGCTTCTGGTTCATTTCATAATTCATATACAATATCTTGCCTGTAAACTTATCGTTTAAGGCTATGTTGACTACCCAGTTTAATGCCAGCATAGATTTGCCATGCCCAGTAGGGGCAGATATTACGTTAATATCCTGTAACCCCTTCATCTTGGCATCTAACTCAGACATACCTACAGGTGGTGCATCATATTCATCCTCCCCACGTTCCCCTGCATCTATCTCACTCTGTATCTCTTTAATCCAATCTTCGGATTCAGCCACGCCTGACTGCTTAAGTAAGAAGCTAGAGGAACGTAGTATATTTGTAGATTCATGCTGTATTAACTGTATGACTTCCTCAGAGTCTGAGTTTCTATCTAGCCCTGCTATAGCTTGCTGGCATAACCTCAGTACAGCACGTTTAGATGCAAACTCTTTCAGTAACCTACAAGCTTGGTCTTTATTTACCGACTCAGGCGGTACATAATTATGTATCTCACCTAAGAGTTCCAGTATCCTTGAGTCACCTGTAAATTTAGAGCGTAGAGTAATGTAGTCTACGGAATCACTAAAGCGAAACAAGTCAACTAGACCACCAAAAATAGTCTTATGGTGGGTAAAGAATAGATCGTCCTTGTGTACCCTGTCTGCAAAAAATGCTGTCGCTGTCTTGCCTGACAACATCACAGAGAGTACGGTACGTTCTAATTCTCTGTCGTTCAACTCACTCTCTTGCATACGTCCTCCCTATAATAATAATAATAATAATTATAATAATTATAATAATAATTATAATTGCAAGAACCATGCCAAAACTAAATGCTAGATTGGCTTGGTAAACTTGCAGTGTGGGTAGGCAGAGCAGGCAAGGAACGTGCCGAACTTACCTGATTTTTGTACTAGCTGTGCATCACACTTAGGGCAACTTTCTGTTTTCACCTCTTTGCCACCGAACTCAGCAATAGCGGTGTTCACAATCGCATCTTCTGACTCCATACCCGTTGCCTGCGGTATAGAGTCCTCAGCCTTTAGCTGATCTTCTTCTTCCCTAGTCCACAATTCGATACCGCACCCAAACATAGCCACGTTCTTACATAGGCAACGCATCTGTGCGTTGTGTATCTGATTAGCCTGTGGTTTGAGTGATACTTGGGAAAAGGTCTTACCGTATACTGGGGATGACATTGTTCTAGTTACATCATAACAGGTTACGCTAGTGGTAACAAAGTATCCGTGTTTACTATCACCAGTATAAGGTCGTATGGTTCTGGCTTTTATACCACCCTCTGTTATCTCTATCTCATACTCATGGAATTTATATTCTGCCGTAGGGCAGGCTTGCAGAAATCTGTCCATTACATTAGACCACGGTACATAGTCCATACCCTTACTACCCTTACTCTTAATGCACTTAGCCAAATCGTCCTTAAATTCTTTAGACTGAAAATGGGAATAGAGTGCCTTGAGTTTAGCTTCTGACATACATCCTCCTATTCTTTATATTTTAATAAGAATCTCCTAGCGGAGACTATTGCTTTAGTATTGTGATGTTCAACCTTACCGTATGCTTGTGGGTCTACTAACGGGCGTAACTCCTCACATATCTTCTTATAATCCACAGTTACCCTAGCCTTAGAATTTTTAAACGTAGCCAACTCGCTACCATCCTCACCTATGAGTCTGCCTGCCTGCTTCATATATGCTTTAATCTCATTCTTTAACTTATCTTCTTCTTCTGTTAATGGCTTTAACTGTTGTCGTACAGTAAACAACCTCTTAACTATTTTATCTACATAGCTAGAACTAGATACAATATCAGCGTTACTCTCTGGATACAGTAGACGTATATCTTGTTCAGTATATTCGTCTAACTCTGGCTCCACTTTATTAGTAACGCACTCCCAGAAATACTTAACCTTACTCATAATCTTAGCTTGTTCATCTGGGTCTATATGTATCTCATGTGTAAGGATAGGGTCTTTACTTAACCTTAGATGTGGCGCAAAACCTACCATTACCCACTTATTAATCCTAGTAACCATAGAGTACCAAAGCACTTGGTAATACTGCCAAGGGGGAATATCCCCCTCAGCCCAATACTTTTTATAGATACCCTCACTTATAGTTTTAATCTCTATACCAGTACGTTCTTTACCACTAGAGATATAGAAATCAGGATGTGCATAAGCCCAATCGTATTCTGACATACGCACAGTAGTAGGCTTATACATTACACCGTTAAAGTCTTTAGGGTAGTCAGGTGTGCATCTGCAATTTTCTACGCTAGAAAAAAATAAGTTATTGTTATCACAGTATTTTTTACCAATCACATCTTCAAGTAGACTACCCCACTCCATAGCGTGATTTAATTCTATTGGTGGCATCTGGCCTAGCTTATCTTTCCAGCAGGCTATTGGGCTACGATATGGGTTTGCACCCATAATCGCACCCACATCTGTACCACCGATTCCCTCTCTACGTTCCTCGGTAGTTAAAAACATAACTCCTCCTATGCAAATAAGTGATGTTGTTTAATTTCATTAGTTGTATTTGTAAAGACATCTTTCAGTTTACTGACTACTTCAAACTGCCTGTGTGGGTTATAGCGTTTAACTACTGTATTCACAGCGTTATACATACGCCATTGGTTACGGTCTGAGAATTCATCATGTGTAGGATTCTGCCAATACTTATCTACATAACCAATATGTGACCACGGTATTAGCTTCTCCCTGCCTAGTTGTTGGCAGAACTTAGCGGCCTCAATATCAGCCATAGGTGTTTCCTGTAACTGCTCTACAGTAGAGTGTAAGCTTGGCAACTCTTTAATATATTTAATTAAACCATCTACAATATGGCTCTGTATATTGTTCACGTTGCCAGATGTATGCTTCTTTTTCAGCATGAATGTACCTGTAATAATCATGTTATCGCATACCGTAACATCACCGCCTATTGTAATTTGCTGAGAGATACGCCCTCTATTACTGTGGCGTACTCCCATAGTTGGGATGATGTTGTTCTTAGTGTACTTAGCCAGCACACTTTCCTTACCGTCAGGGTATCTACGCAGGAATTTGAGTAGTGCAAAGAGATCGCTACCCTCATCACTTACACCCCATTGTGATTCAGACATATCTACTGGCATACCTAATGCCTCACAACACGTAATAATCTGAGAGGCAAAGTCATAATGCTGTAATCCCTGCCATCTTTCACTACGCTCTAGTGTATGCTGTTTGCCCGTCTTGGTACTTACCCATGTATGCTTTCTAGGGGTAATATCAAACTCTTTTAATTCCTCATACTCTACTGGCTTTGCCCCACAATGTAAGATCAGTCCCATACTATATCCTCCTTGTAAGTTTTTTACGTTTAGGTGCGTACTCAGGCCACCTGTTTTTAATTATAAAAATATACTGCCGAGATAAACCGTACACCCTACCAACCTCTGCCATACTATGCCCATCCCGTAATGCTTCAAGGATGTGGTAGTCTCTATTGTTAGGCTCCTCTAGGGGTGGCCTACCGTTGTTTTGTCTGCCATCTTTCTTAATCTTAATCTTTATCTTTCTAATCATCTACTCTAGCCTCCCACAATCCTTATTCGTAGGAGTACAATGCTTGAAGTACCAGTTACGTTTATTCATTGGCACGTATGATGCAACCAGTTTTTTATCTACTGCGTTTCTTAGTGCCTGTGTATCTTTCTGCGCCTGTATTAAATCAGACCCACTCAG